TGCAAGGGTGCCGTTTTCAAGGTCAAGCGATGTAAAGCGGGGGCAGTCGTAAATCGTGGTCATTGGCTTTGCTCCTTTTCGCGCATATCAAACATGCCAAAATCAATTTTGTGCAAGTCATCAAGTGGAACCTTCACTTTGTGAAGAACCCCCTCAATTTCAGCCACGCCATACATGCCAAAATCACCAGCAAAATCAGCCAGAATATTGCAACCTGCGGGAATTGTGATCTAACCGTTATATTCCGATGCGCAATCTTCTTTGACTTCGAAAAGGTGGCCATTGATAACGCTTTCGCGGTTTTCGACATTCCGAGCGGTAATAGAGGCGAGTGTCTCAATCATAGTCATTGGTTTTGCTCCATTTGGTATTTTGCAAGTTGCGCTACAGGGTCAGCCCAAATCAGGGCATTGACCAGTGAGGCGAAAAGAAGGCACAGGGCGGCAAGGCGGATCATTGGAACGCCGCGCTTTCCGCGTTCTCAATGCGCGTGATAGCTTCATAACCCAGCATTTTCATAGCCCAATAGCGGTTGCGCGTCACAGTGCCCGATGTGTCTTCTATGGAGATAGACGCCAATTCATAACCGTCGCGGGCGTAGCAACCTTCACGCGGTGCGTAGCAATCAACCGAAACGCGGTTGAAATGCCCCATGACAACTTCCCCACGTTCGTTTTCGGGGTCGGTGGCTTCCATCCAAGCGTCTGAAATGTCGGCGGTGTGATCAGTCATCGTCTTTTCCTTCCTTGCTTTGCGTTGCCCCGGCTCTTGGCCGGGGCGGTGGGCAGTTATTCAATTTCTTCTGCTGTCATGCCGGTGGTCTCGGGGTGATCTTCGCCTGCATAAGTTGTTCCGTGCTCCATCGCGGCTATTTGTATAGCTTCTTCTTTGCAGGTAGCCTCGAAGTCGCCCCAGTAGATGCCGTTTGCATAAACGCTGTATGTGATGATTTCGCTAGACATTGTTAATGTTCCTTCCTTGCGTTGCGTTGTTATCCTAATTGGTAAACTATCCCCGCCGCCTTTGCAACCCTATTTCGGAAAATAGTGCAAAAAACTTGCGCCCCGCTTTCCCGGTCTGTATAAGTAGGGCATGACGCTGAAAGAATATCTTGACCGAGGCCCACGAGGCACGAAAGCCGCCTTCGCTGCCAAGCTAGGCATCGGCTTGCCTTACCTTAGCCAATTGCAAGGCGGGCGGTTGCCAACAATGGCAATGGCCATTAGGATCAAGCGCGAAACAGGTGGAGCCGTGACGCTTGACGATTGGGACACACAAGAATGACCGCGCGGGGGGTTTATTTCTTCGCCCTAAGTTGCCGCTTGAGGGGCGCGGTCGCGCGGTTTTGCCCCTCTTCCTCCTTGACCCGTTCGCGGGCAACTTCCCCCGGCCTTCGGGCCGGGGGCTTTTTAAGCCGCTTTCTGATGGTGCCATCGTAGCTCAAATGGCAGAGCGCCCGCCTTGTAAGCGGGAGGTTGCAGGTTCGAGTCCGTGCCGGTGGCACCATCTGAGCGCGGATAGGGCCGGACGGCCAAGGTTGCAGGACCGTATTCGGCAAATGCCCCTTGTGGCCTGAAAAATGCGGGACGCCTACGAACCGTGTTGCTGCGCTTAACCAGTCTGGCAGGGAGACCTGCCAAAGGCGGCAAGCCCGCGAAACCTGCGCCGCTATCTGGTGACAAGATCGCATCTTGCAACTTCGGTGCACCGAGGGCTGGGGCCGCGTCCAGTTATCAACGCGGAGCTATGGGGTCTGGGCGTCCGTGCAAAAGGGTATATGCAAAGGCACAAGCGCCTGCACCAAAATCATATCATTGTGACGATAAAAACGAACTTGCTTAGGCGTTAGCTGCTTTTCTTTGAGCCATTCCCGAGCCTCTTGTGCGCCTTCTTTGCAGTCACCTGTCGCAAAAACAATCGTTCCCACCTTGATCATTCGTCAATCCCATATATAGTGTTGCAAAATACATCTAGCACAAGGCAAAGCCATGAACCGCAAAAAAGTTATTCACTGCCGCTGCACCGAAGAAGAGCAAAAGGCAATCGCCAAAGCCGCTGAAAAGGCGGGCCAGTCAATCACGCAGTTTGTCATTTCCGCCGCTCTTGCAAAAACTCCAGCACCTGCCGACTAGCATCGCGCGCGCCCTTGGCAACAATCACCGTGTCGCCTATGCCTTGCAGATATTCGTGCCAAGCGGCTTGGTCTTTGCTGACTGAGCCGTTTTTTTGTTGTTTCATTTCAACCCACAACTTCCAAGCAGGAACATATAGATCAGGCACCCCGGGCTTAACGCCTTCGGCCTTCATTTTTTTTGCCACGCTCATTGCTCTATGACCGCCGTTTGGAATGTGAAAAATCCAAACGCCGTTAAACCGATCTTCAAACCATTTCAAAAAACCAATTTGTTCGTCACTCTCAGAAGGGTATTTCTTCCCACTCATCTGCTTTCCAATCATCATCCCATGACAAATCCTGCCCCGGCGGCTTAGGCTTCCGGCCTTCGCTGTAATCAAGCTGAACAATCTCATCAAAGCGCGGATCATCTACGCGCGGCTTGATCTTAATGCGCGTCGGAACGGTCCAAGATAAAGGTGCCTCTACTAGCGCGTCATCGGTTGTCTTTGCCGTGGCCTCTAGCGCAGCCATGCGCGCCTTGTATCGGCTGGCCGCATATCCACCATGATCCGGGCAAAGCCACTCGTTGGTCGTTTTTAGGCCGCAGTGATACGTTACCTTTACGCTGTCCGGCTTGCCTTGCTTTTTGTGGCGCGTGTAAGTCACGTCGTCTACGTCCACCCACTCGGCCACAACTTGCGACGATAGCACAGCGCCGTTATATGCCTTGCTGCCGTGGTTAGGTTCTGGATCAGGGAATTTGTACCCGCACGGGCAGTAGCGCAGGCCAGTCGGCACCATTGTTTGGCACTCCGGGCATTCTTTCGCGGGCGCGTCGCCCTGAGCCTTGCCTTGCGTTTTGTCGCGCACTCGTACTGCGTCGATAAAGCCGTGCCGCGCTACATTGTCGCCAAAGTCAAGCAACAGACAATCCGTCTTGCCTTCTGCTTTCCGTGTGCCACGGCCTGCCATCTGGACATAAAGCCCCGCGCTTGCCGTTGCCCTTACCATCGCCACAAGGTCCGTCGCCGGGTGATTAAAGCCTGCTGTTAGAACCCCGATATTGATCAGGCACCGCAAGCGCGTAGCCTTAAAATCATCAATCTTGCGGTCACGGTCTGTCTTGTTATCCGCGCCCGTTACGACCTCGGCTTCTACACCATGCGCGGCCATTTCTTCTTTGATCATTTCAGCATGGCCAACGCCGCTGGCAAACACCAGCCAAGATTTTCGGTCTTGCCCAAACTTCACAATCTCAGCGACGGTTTCGCGCACAAGTTCCGGATCGCTTGCTGCCGATGCAAGCTGGCTTTCTATAAACTCACCGTCCCGCTTTCCTACGTTTGTTAAGTCGATTTTTGCCGCTGCACCTTTGCTTACAAGCGGCGCAAGATAGCCTTGATCCATCAACATGCCGACAGGAATATCGTATGCAATGCCGTCAAAAATCGCACCCTTGCCTTTGTGCAGATACCCGCTGTCAAGGCGGTATGGTGTGGCTGTCAGGCCAACTATCTTAACGTCAGGATTGCACTGGCGCAGATCGTCGAGAAACTTGCCGTATCGAGTGGTGGTGTTTTTAGGAACAAGGTGAGCCTCGTCAATAATTACCAAATCAGGCGGCGGCACAATATCCGGCGCGCGCTCCCAAATTGATTGAATGCCTGCAAACGTCACTTGCCGATCAAGCCTTTTTTGCCCAAGGCTGGCGCTATAAAAACCAAGGTCTACACCGGGCAAAATGCCAACCAGTTCTTCGGCGTTCTGCTGGATCAGCTCCTTAACATGCGTCAGCATTAAAACTCGCGTTTTGGGATAAGACAAGGCGTCTTGCACCAGCTTGGCAAGAATAAGACTTTTACCTGCCCCTGTAGGTGCCACAATTAACGGGTCACTGCCTCGGCCATCGGCCCAATACTGATACAGCGCGTCAATGGCCTCGGCTTGGTAGGGTCTAAGTGTTAGTTTCAAAACGGCACCCACTGATCATGCAAGTCTTGGCTGTTGCCTTCATTGCGGATAATTTCTCCGTCCTCGGTGACGTATTCTACAAAGTCAGGCGAAGCGTCATGCACCGCCCACGGCATAGCGTGTGGGTTAAACAAGTGTTCATCGCATACCGTGCCAAAGGCTTTACCCTTGGCGCAACTCCACGCGCCATCCCCGCCCTTTTCAGGGGTGGCATGTGCGCAGGTTCGGCAATTCACCTCGGGCGGCTTTTGCATGTGGCAAACCTGATTATAGTCGCAAAACTTGCAAAGGTAGAATGACGGGTCATTGTTGATGCGCTCGGGCGGCTTATCGCTCCATATGATTTCTCCAGCCTTTGCCACAAGCTGCAACGCCATTGCCGGATCGTATTTGATGCGCTCCATATAAATCGCATCGGTGTTTTTATTAACTGCAATGAAGGCGCAACGCTCAAGGCCGCTCAGGTGCATCCCAAT